AGCAGCGCCCCCAGGCTGTACCAGCAGGCCGGAGGATCTGGCTACTTCCGGATCTGGGCCAAGAGCCCGAGCGGTGTGTCGACCGAGATCACTTTCGTCCGGGACGTGCCGACCATCATCGACTCGTTGTCGTCTGCAGACCCGTTCAGTGATTCCTCTGCCTCGCTGTCCTTCAACGCAGTGACCGGGTTCGACCGCCCGGGTAACGGGATGCTGAGCTGGCTGGTGCCTTACTCCCAGATCACCATCCGCTGGTACGACATGACCGAAGTGGTGGTCAACGGTGTGTCGACGACCGTTCCGGTGGTGAATCCGAACTGGGTCTGGGAGGGATACATCGCCTCTGAAGAGATCGGTCAGCCGTACCAGGTCCAGTGCAAGGGTGCGTTGTTCCAGGCCGACAACTTCCTGGCTGAGCCGCTCTACCCGACCTATCCAATCCCGTACGAGACGATGATCTCCAAGATGCTGGATCCGGTCTCCCGGCCCACTATCGGTACGTCCAAGCTCGTGGTCGAGTACCCGAGTGACTGGGCCACCAAGGTGCCGACCTTCAAAGAGCCGAGCTACCTGTGGTTCCTGGTCCCCCAGGGGCTGTCTACCGGCGCGAACTGGTCCGGGCTGACCACCCGCGACACTGGCTCCTGGAACCCGATCATGACCGGCTACATCCAGAACCTGCTGGCCACGATGTACACGCCAACAGGGGAGCAGTGGACCCTGATGAAGCGGGTCGGCAGAGTGCCGGTACTGATGGTGCGCAACCGGGTCATCTTTCCCGATTCCCAGACCTTGGTGGTCTACTACGAGGCACCAGGCACCAAGAGCTCCTTCTCCCGCGACTTCACCCAGACCGCCAACGTCATCTACGGCGACGGCAAGGACCTGGCCGGTTCGACCTTCACCGGGATGCAGATCGCGGCTGACCAGACCACCTGGTACGAGCCGTACTCGGCTCTGCCCCAGGTCTATCCGGCCAATGCCTCGAACCCTCGCTGGCTGAAGACGATGCCGGTCAAGGAGATGCACTTCTCGTTCCAGCAGGGGATGGATGAGCTGACCGCGAAGGACACCGCCTACGCCCAGCTGCAGAAGTTCGCAGACCCCGGCTACACCGGCAGTATCACGATCCAGAGCGACCCAATCCGAGACGGGCAGCCCTTCAACAAGTTCCTGATCCAGGCGGGCCAGAGTGTGCTGCTGAAGAACTTCCGGGGTGGCGATGTGCTGTTCCATATCGCTGCCGTCACGGTGTCGCCGGAGGAGAACTCGGTCAGTCTGACGGTCGACAACAAGTACCGGGACGCGCTGACGGTCGGTGAGGTCAGAGCCAGGACGCGGGACGCTCTGGACCCGATCAACCTGCTCAAGCCGGGGTCGGTGTCTGGTGTCGTCAACGACATGCTCAAGCCGTGGAGCTACGCGAACGGCTCCGGTGTCATCCCCAGCGGTGGGAACAACGACGCCACCCCGTTTTTCAAGTCGATGCCAGCAACCTCGGTCTTCCCCTGGACAGACTGGACAGCGAAGTACCCGCCGAAGAAGTTCCCCCAGTACTACATCAAGGTCAGCCGGAAGAGTGCGTCAGCGTCTGATCGCTGGCAGGACTACTGGGGGACCTACAAGGTTCGGCCGAAGTTTGCGGTCTCGGTACCGATCAAGGGAGCTGAGGCTGGCACCATCCGGCTGACCCAGATCGCCGCCTACGACCGGGACGGCAAACAGGTCCCGTGCCGGTTCCACTTCGCTATCTACGACAACAACGGGGTGACTGTTCAGGCCATGCCGTTGATCCCGGCTGGCGTCAAGGGCCTGCCTACTGGCTACGCAGCGGGTCAGTACTACCCGTTCTTCCCCGCCGCCTTCAACAACTACAAGCCGTCCGGAGAGCTGACGACCCAGCAGGGTGTGCTGCTCAGCAGTGGTTCCACGATGTTCGCTGGCTGGGGGACATCCGAGGAGCCAGCTGGCTACTCTCCGGGGACCAAGGGGACCGGTAGTGCGGTGACTGGCAGGCTGGAGGACGCCGCCTCCTGGTCCTTCGACACCGCGACGAACGACAAGAACTTCGACAAGTCTTCGGCCCAGAACGTGGCAGGTTACAAGACTGCCGGTTACATGTACTGCATGCTGTTCCAGGACGATCTTCCAGAGGCCTACTTCATCGGTCGGCTCTGGAAGGACCCGGCAACAGCTCCGACTGGCGGTGGCGGCTAGTGGCAAACTACGGCACGTTTTCGAGCTACCAGGTCGAGATCTGGCTGGCGACGCTGAACAAGCGGTACGTCGCCCTGCACTTCGACAACCCGGAGACCACCGGGGCCTACATGTCGGAGATCCACGGTGGTGCCTACGCCCGCCAGCTGGTCCAGATGAGCGCTCCGGACAACCGGGCCACCTGGAACGTCAACGACTTGTCCTGGTCCGTCCCACCTGCCACCAGGATCTCCTACGTCGCCTTCTGGGACGCGGTCGTCAACGGCAACTACCTCTGTTCCGCCCCACTCGATGTCGAGCAGACCATCGTGGCCGGTAAGCGGTTCGACTACCCGGCCCTGAGCCTGGCGCTGAGCTTCGACTCCTAGCTGAGGGAGAACACGTTGTCCTCCTGCTTGACCACCTGACCGTCGATCCGGTCGTACTGGCTCTTGACGTTCTGCTCCACCGCGTGGGTCATCCAGTTGTTGTTCGCCTTGGGCGGGGCGAACGGAGAGACGATCGGGAACCGGTTGGCCACCATCTTCCAGGCCAGCGCGGAGGAGCAGACCTCGTCTGGCAGGTGGAACTCCTTGGACCGGGAGAACATGTCGTCGGTCGACACGTGCTTGTGCGCGGTGTAGATCGAGTCGATCCGAGAGGCCCGGACCCACTTCCGCTCCACGGCTGAGACGTACTCACTGAGCATGTTGTCCCGCTGCGCGCCGGTCATCAAGAAGTTGCGGACCTTGTCCTCCAGGTAGTCCGCCACCACTCCACCCAGACCGGTGGCGTCGTGGATGCCCTCCGCGTGGTAGCGCTTCTGCAGGGCGTTGAAGTAGCCCACCATCAGCGGGTATGGACGGCGCTGCATCCGGACGTAGTAGGCCAGCCTGATCGGGGTCTCGGTGGCGTCCCAGACGGTGATGACGGTCCAGTCCACGTCCCTGGCCCAGTCGGCGGCGATCACGTAGTCACGGATCACCTCAGGCTGCAGGATCAGGTACTCCTGGTGGTCACGAGTCAGCTTCAGCGGCTCCGGAGCTGGTGCGTCGAACATGAACTCGACCGCCTCGGAGTCGATGGCACGGTTGCCGATGGAGGGCTCACCGAGCTCGTACTCCACCCGCCAGGTTTCCCGGGAGACGGTCCGGCGCTTGTTCTCGATGGCCTCCTGGCTCAGCCACCCGTCGATCGGGTTCGAGGTGTCCTTGTAGCAGAACTCATAGATCGGCAGACCCTCTTCGCGGAACTTGGCCATCGCCTTGGACATCGTGGAGTCCGCGTACTGGTGGGTGCTGACCGCGATGGTATTGGCCGGGATCTCCACCCCGAGCCAGTTCTTCTGCGGCATCGGCTGGCCCAGCGCAGCCTCGTAGATCTGTTCGTCCATCTCGTCGATCTCGTCCAGCGCCAGGAACGCCGGGTGAGGACCACGGACCGTCTTCTGGGAGGCAGTCAGGGGTCGGATCTTGGCTCCGTTGGTCAGCTTGATCTCGGTCTTGTTGTCACTCAGGATCATGTAGCTGGGTGCGTCCTGGTAGCGCCAGGCCCGGCTCATCGACTCGATCACGTTGTTCGACTGGGCCAGCGAGCCACCCAGCACGTTGACATCACAGCCCCAGACCACAGCCTTGGTCAGGGCCAGCAGGGACATCATCACGCTCTTGCCGGACAGGCCACGAGAACCCTTGACCAGCACCTGGGGCTCACGACCGAAGAAGGCGGTGGCGAAGGCGTCGAAGGGTGCCTGGTGCTCCGCGCAGACCTTGTGCCGTGGCACCGTGAATCCCCAGAGCGACTGGACCAGCTGGTAGAGCTCGTCGTCATCCCTCGGCGGGCGGGTCAGGTGGATCCTTGTCATCTGGTTCCTTCTTCATGGTTGTACCAGCCAAGTATCCGATGAGCGCACCCACGATGGTATTGATGACATCCCCGATCCCGCTGGCCACTGCAGCCAGGTTCTCCTCCGGTCGGAACAAGAAGACCAGCAGCATTGAGACACCAGAGGTGACGATGAGCAGGCCAGCAGCGCTGGCCAGGATCAGAATGACGATCTCGCCAGCAGGCCGCTCCCGCAGTCTCTTTGTTGGCACTGCTCCTCCGCTCGGCTCCCGGGCGGAAGAAGCGGTCTATCCCACTACGGTCACGGTAGCTGGCCGCTCTCCTGCACCGGGCGTGTAGCGAGCTACCACGGTCCCTGAGGGCGTACCAGCAGGCAGCGGGTCCCCGGTGTGCAGAGCTAGCACGTTACCGACCGGTAGGGACAGGTTCAGGGTCTGCACCGGCCAGTTGCCGGAGATCTCGGCGTCCAGCGCTCCAGAGGTGACCTGCCCGACCTGCAGTCGGTAGTTGTTGTTCGGGTTGGGCAGCAGATCGGTAGTTGCCACGTAGGGGGTCTGGTAGGTCCCGTAGACCATGATGGTCAGCTGAGTCTGGGTCAACCCACTGCCACTGGTGACCTGAGCCAGCCCGGCCAGCTCGATTACCTTTTTGCTGTTGACGGTGGCGACACCGGCTCCCAGGGTGGTGCCATCCGGTCGCAGGGCCGACCAGGAGCCGAAGATGCCGGTGTAGATGCCATTGGATGCCGTGGCGTCGACAAAGGCCAGAGACGACCCGTTGAGCCAGTTGGTGATGGTCATCATCACCGAGACGTTGTCCGGGGTGACCGGTCTGGCCTGAGCGTTGATCACCATCGCCCCAGCCGTGATCGGGGTGTTGGTGGCGTCGAAGACGGTCACCGCGAACGGGCTCCACGGGAGTGGGTTGTACGGGTCCATCTTGTAGATCAGCCTGCCGGTGGCATCCAGCCAGGAGACCGCCTGGTTGCTGACCTGAACCGCGCTGCCGTTGTCAGAGACGTTCAGCAGCTCCAGCACGTTGTTGGTCGAGGACCGCAGGTAGGTGGCGGCGTAGTTGTAGCCGCTCAGCACGTCATGGTTGTGAACGGTCGGAGCTGCTCCGATCGAGACAGCGGTGAGGACGACATCGCCGGTCAGCGCGTTGACTGAGGTGACCGAGAAGTCGGAGGAGATCACCTTCCAGTTGCTCAGCACGGTCGGGTCAGAGGCTCCTAGGACATAGGAGCGCCCCTGGTCCGGTCTGATACAGATGTCGCCCATCTGGGCGAGCAGGGCCATCATCTGGGTGTCGTTCTGCGCCGAGTAGCTGTTCTGGAACCTGATGGCAGGGATCTCGCCAATCGGGATCACACCGTTGATGAGCTCAGGCACGGTGACACCGATGTCGGTGACATTCACCTTCGTGGTGATCAGCGTGGTGTTACTGCTCACCAGGAGCGAGAGCGCCGCCAGCTGGTTGTAGATCGACCGGTCCAGATCGCCCGCGATGGCCTGTACGTCAGAGAGGGTCGGGTAGACACCCGGCGTCGGAGGTGGCGGCTCGGTCGGGTACAGCGTGGGCAGCGAGACGACATCCGGGGAGTCCGGTCCGAGTGCGATCCACCAGGACTGAATGACGGTCCGTCCGACCAGCTCCTCGACCAGGTAGAGGAAGTTGTCCGGGACCAGGTCGGTCTGCTGCGGGTAGAGATCGACGCTGAAGTCGCCATCGCCGTTGGTCAGGGCGTAGACGGGTTCACCCAGCACGATGATGTTCTCGGTGCTGTTCTTCAGCGCAGACGACGGGGTGAAGCGCAGCTCGATCTTTGCCGCGTTGCCCTCTGGATCGAGGTAGCGCCCAGTGAGCTCGATGGTCCTCATCTAGGGTCCTCCCACTGGCCGGATGTCAGCGTACTGGTAGTCAGCCTGGTCCGATGGGAGGGTGAACAGCACCTTCCCGCCCAGGAGTGATGTCTCGTAGACCATCCAGACCCAGTCCTTGGTATTCAGCATCTCCGAGTTGTCCGGCAGATCGACGCTCACCTGACTGACCCCAGGGCTGATGTTCTGGGTCAGGGCGTAGACCGGCTCACCGACCACCACGTCTCCGGTGGAGTCGGTGAACCGCTGACGGGACGGTGTGAAGACGACAGTGGCCAGATCACCGATCACCGTGCCCGAGACGCTGATCACCGGACGTAGGTGACTGTGATCCGCCCAGTGCCGGTCCCAGCCCCGTAGAAGGTGCCGCAGTACTTGTCGGTGTCATGGTCGCCAGAGCCCTGCTGAGAGGTGATCCCCAGGCCGACGATGCTGCCGTTGAGCATGCCGTCGAAGAAAATTCTCGGCACGCCGACCTGCAGGGTCTGGCCGTGGTTGGCGCTCTGCCAGCCGGTGTCGGTGATCAGGATCTTGCTCATCGGGTTGGTGGTCGGCTGGTTCTGCAGGGAGTGCCCGAAGATTTTGAACTGGGTGGCTCCGTTGTAGTCCCACTGGGGGTGACGCTGGATCTGCACCTTCATCGAGGTGATGCTCTTCGCACCCTTCAGCAGGCTCAGCATCCTGGTCGAGTAGAAGAGGAACCCACGCCTGTTCTCCGGGGTTCCGACCCGCAGGTACTGGTCGGTGTTGTGATCCCAGTAGCCGGAGGTGTTGTACCAGGACTTCGAGTACGACGGGTCGAGGATTGCGGTGTAGCTCTCCGGGGCTGCCACGCCGGTAGACAGGAACTTCTCGTAGCCGCTGACCGGAGTGGAGTAGTTGTGCGAGGTGTCCTCGGTCCAGGCGGTGACGTAGTAGGTAGACCCAGCGGTCAGCGAAGAACCATCGGCAGGGTAGTACTTGGTTCTGGTCTGGTTCGGGCTGATCAGCCAGTCCGACCAGTTGGCGTCAGCACCATCTGGTGTGTAGATGTAGTTGGCGTCGGTGTTGTTGTTGACCGACACCGCCTTGCCGACCTTGACCCGGACCCGGTAGGTGTCGGGGTTGGCCGGTGCCTGCACAGTGATCTTCAGCGTGTTGCCGGTGATGCCCAGGGTCAGTGTCGGCGGGGATGGCGGAGCCAGGTCAGCTGTGTAGAACGAAGTCCAGACAGTGGCTGAAGTCTTCCGGTAGGCGGTCCGGACACGACTCCAGCCACTGGGAACCTTGGTCCAAGGCACGCCGACAAGCCAGGAGCTGTCGTCTGTCTTGGTGTAGAACTGTCCCACGGTAGCTCCTCAATCAGTACTGCAGATACACGTCGCCCACGCCACCGAGGGTGCCTGCCGGAGCTGTCGTGCCGGTGAAGATCTGCTTCTCGGTCGGATAGATCCGGTGCCAGGCACCACCGACGTAGCCGAAGAAGGCACTCTGGTCAGCTACGTAGGCGACCATCCCGTTGACCGGGGTGAGAATCGCTCCGACCAGCTTGTTGGACAGGTCGGTCATGGTGGCGAACCGCATCACCGAGAATGGCTCACCCTGGGTCGCCACCTTGTTGGAGAAGACGTACCCCTGGTTCAGGTTCTCCTGGTTGTTCGGAACGTCGATCCCGTTGATCGGTGTCTTGGTGTAACCCATCTCTTCTCCTACATGCTCACCAGTGGGTACTTGGACAAGAAGCAGAACAAGGTGACCAGCACGTTCGGCTTGATGGTCATGTAGCACTGCATCGTCCCAGCCATCGAGTACTTCAGCGGGGACATCACACCCTGACACGTCACCCAACCGGCGTCTTGGGACGGCAGGTAGTTCAGATCAGGCACCTGCACCTGCAAGGTACCGGCAGTACTCGGTGCGTCAGCAAAAATCATCGGCCAGGATCCCAGCCCGATGTTGTCGGACCAGGTCAGCGGGAAGACGCCACCGATGCCCCCGATCGTCGTCCCGTTGAACGTGAAGGTCGCGTTCAGCGAGTAGTAGGACGGGGCAGTGTCGGTCGTGATCCTGGTGACAGTCACGCATCAGCCACCGATGTTGGCGTAGGTGGTGTTGTTGTTCACCAGGGCACCAGCCGGGCCGACCGGACCAGTTGGGCCAGTCTGACCGACCGGTCCAGCTGGACCCTGCGGACCAGCAGGCCCTTGTGCCCCTGGTCCGAGCTTGGTGCAGTAGAACTTGCTCTGCGTCGAGATGGCCACCGTGTCGGACTGGGTGGCCCGGAAGTTGATGAGCAACCCACCGGTCGTGGCCGAGAGAATGGTCCGCAGACACATCGAGGTGTCGATGTCGGGGATGGCGTTCTGGGAGATCAGGTCCCAGTCGGCGTTGTTGTAGACGATGGTCAGCCGACGCCAGCCACCAGCATTCTGGGCAGACGGCTTGGTGAAGGTGGTGGACAGCTGCAGCGACCAGACCCCGACCGGGATAGCCAGCGCGGTAGTGGACGAGATCAGCCCGGCATCGTCACGAACCACGGTGGGCATCGTCAAGAGGGTCGGGGTGTTGGACGCGACGTTCTGTGGGTTGCCGAACGAGGTGGCGTAGGTCAGGTAGTTGTCGATCTGTCCCATCGGTCCCGGGATGCCCTGGGTGCCCTGCGGTCCGACCTGTCCTTGTGAACCCTGGGGACCGGTGGGTCCCTGTGGTCCGATCCCCTGGACTACTCCGGTCCTGACCTGGATGACATCCCCGGTGACGACACGGGTCACACTGGTTCCGCTGGCCATGGTTCTCCCTACCCCAGTCCCTGGGTGACTCTGCCGTTGACCAGCACGTTGCCGGAGATCAACCTTTTGGTACGAACCCTACCGGTGACCGCGTTGTCCAGATAGGACACGAACAGGTCGTACTCGTAGACCCCGGAACCGATGCTGTTGGTCTCATCTGAGGTCAGCTGGAGCTGGATCAGCCCGACTTCAGCCTGGTACAGAATGGACGCTTCGGAGCCAGCATCCACGTCTCCCGCGTGGTCGTCGGTCTGCAGGACAGCAGCCACTCCACCGACCTTGTCGCGGATCTCCATCCGCATCGGGGACTGGAGCGAGTAGGGGACGTTGTCGGTCGTGGTCCAGTAGAGCTGGATGGCCCAGTCAGCCCCCTGGTCCATCTCCAGGTCGATCACCGCAGAAGTGGTCATACCAGCTCCTCTTCGACTGTTCCTGCCACGACCTCATTATCTGTTTGAGCGCCAGCCAGCTCCGGTTGCCTGGCCGACTGGAGGGCTCGCAGGAACTCAGCCTGAGACTGACCGACCACCAGAATCTGCTGAACGGCAGCCTGGTCGCCCACATCCAGCTGGTCCAGACGCTGGATCTTGGCCCGGTTCATGATGGCGGTCATCACGGTCCTGGCGGCGATCGCGTCCTGACCGATGGTGGCCTCGATCCAGAAGTTCTTGATGATCTCGTCCAGCCGCTGCAGTTCGAGCTCGGTAGCGATGTCTCTGGGCTCCAGCGCACCGACATCACGGCAGTGCTCGATGAAGGCCTGGTAGGCACGTCTGACGACCGGAACAGAGACGCCGAGCAGATCACCGATGTCGGTCATCTTCTCTCCGGCCTGCCGGTAGTAGAAGACCTTCTGACCGAGTTCAGCCAACGTCGTCTGTGTCCTCGCAGGCATTTCTCACCGCCTCGTCGATGGTCAGCTCTCCGGCGTCGATCCGGTCCAGCAGCCGTTTGCGCTCGTCGTAGGACAATCCTCCCCAGACTCCGAACTTGTCTCGGAACTCCAGGGAGGAACGTAGGCACTCGGCGCGAACCGGGCATGGCTTGAAGCACCACTGCTTGGCAGCCACCGTCTTGCGGATCGACTCGGTCTTGCTGTCGACGAAGAAGATGTCGTCCTCGGGGTGTTCGTACCAGAGGCGGTAGCAGGCAGCCTGAGCGTGCCAGTCAACTTCAAGCGGGGTCGGCTGCCGGGGAGGTTCGTCCAACTCTGTGTCCGAAAACTGCAACCCCTGTGGCATCGAACAGATCCTGCCTTGCTCCGAATAGATCGGCTGTGGCGGGGAACTGGTCGATGACCGCTGCTTTGACCAGCTCCTTACTGACTCCACCCTTCCCGACCAGGACCATCTTCCAGGAGTCGATGGCAACTTTTTCCACTGGGAACGGCAGTGACAGGATCATACCGACCGTTTCGCCCAGTGCCACAGCTGTCTGACGGCCATTCGCCACAATGGATGACTCCACGAACAGATAAGGCTCCGCTGACAGGCAGCGGAGCCAGAAGTTGAAGGAGAATCGCAGATCCTTCAGGGTCTGTGACCGAGAGGTCGGCTTCTTGATGGTCATCGAGAACCAGTCACAGATCTTGCCCTCCGACAGGGCAACTGCATCGACCCGGTTCATCGCTGTGTCGATCCCGACGACGAGAGTCACAGAACCTCCCCGGAGTCTCGACGTTGGTCGGTAATCAGCACCTCCTGGGTCAGTCGACGTGAACCGAGATCGACGAACTTTCGGGCTGCCTCTATGAAGGAGCGTAACGGCCCGGTGCGGAACTTCCGTAGCTCGAAGTTCTCCTGGTGCTCCTGCTGCAGGATCAGCATCTCCATCTCGAAGCCACGGCCCATGTAGGCGGTAGCCACCTCCATCAGGGTCAGGTAGGGCGACTCCACCGGAGCGTCAGCCCGACCCTGCAGGATGTGCAGCATGTCGATCAGCTCATCCATCAGCTCCTCGTAGCTACCGAGTCCTGGCGGGGTCTCTACCTCAGAGAGGCGCTGACCGAACTGGACGGCGCGGGGATGGGCGACCGGGAGGTCTCGGACGAGCCTGATCCGGTACGCACGATCCTCAGGGGACGGACTGGCCATGATGCCTCCGAGCAGAGCTTGTTGTACGGGCAGTACTTGTAGTCGAAGCCGTCCTGATGGGTACACGGTTCCAACATCGGTGCCAGCTCACGGCGGGCAGACAAGATGTCGAGCCTGGCCCACTCGTCCAGCACCGAGATGACGGTGTCTTCGTCTCGGTGGTAGAGGAACTCGACGTTGGCGTTGGTGTTCTTGTTCTCGTAGACGAACCGGGTACTGGGCAGCCCAGTGGCAATCATGTAGGCGGTGGCCTGCCGCTTGTGAGCCTCCTTGGGTCCGAACTCCAGGACGTTCTTGAAGCCATAGTCGTTTATGGACTTTAGTTCCAATACTTCGCCCCAGCGAAGAATGCCGTCAGCTGTGCCACGGACCGTCTTCACGGTCAGCGGTACCTCCACGTCGGAGAGCCAGCCAGCCACCAGACCAGCCACCTGGTACCTCAGGTGCAGGAAGTCACCGTTGGCGAAGATGTTCAGCTGCTCCGGGGTTGGCCTACCCTTCGGCATCCCGAGGAACGTGAACTGCTGCTGCCTCAGGCACGATCCTGCCGACGAAGCGGACCAGGTACCGACGCGGTCTCGATCGGCGTTCTTGTTGCTGATCCAGCGGATCTGGTCCGCTTCGGCCTTCGGGTCACGGTGCAGCAGGTACTCGTCGTAGAGATTGAGCACCCTGCGGTCTGAGTCAGCGGCTCTCGTAAGGTTGCCGAACTTGGCCATACTTCTCCGTCAGGTAGGTGTCGGTTCCCCGGTAGACCACTGAGCCCAGGTCCAGGTACGCCTGGCCGTCGATGGTGAGACCAGAGAGGTAGGAGTCAGCTGGATGACCGTGGACGTAGTCGTGGTGCCTGCGGTCGAGGACGACGAGATGGTAGGTCTCACCCACTTCATCGAGGGCGGTTCCTCCTCTGGATCTGGGCAGCATGTGATGGACATCGGTGGCTCTCCTTCCGCATCTTGTCCAGACATTTCCGACTCGCACCATGGCCTCACACCTGCCGTAGGCACGCTCCCAGGCCTGCTCCCTAGGTGACATCGGTGATGTCGGGTGGAAGGTCGCTGACAGCCCGCCGTGGGACATCCGGACCGTTGACCGGGAGTGGGGTGACAGCGACCTCAGAGCCGTCCTCGTAGATCGCTGCCGGACCGGCCAGGTACTGGTCTCCGGTCCTGATGGCTGCCACCGACTCAGCAGCCACGTCGTCGGCGGAGAGGAAGGTGATCGTGTGCTTCAGCCAGGTATCCACCTGGGGGATGGCCAGGATGCGGGTAAGAGCTGCTGAGACGGCGGTGATGCCACCCAGGATCCACCAGAGCTGCGGGTAGTCGTTCGGGTCGATGCCCATCGCGTTGACGATGATCGGCACAGTCACCGCGAAGGCACCCAGGTTGGCCAGGATGGTGCGAGCCACCCGCCGCCAGGGATGGGCAGGACCAACCGGAGCTGGCACCGGGGTCACTGGGATCGGATCGGTCATGGCTACCTCACTGTTACGTCGAAGTCCGGCTTTGGCTGTTGCCACGGTCCTGGACTTGGCTCATCCTCATTGTCCGGCTCCGGTCCGTCTGATTCGTCGGATTCGGGGCTCAACGCCTTCGCCAGAGTCAGCAGGCAGGCAGACGAGCAGATGTCCAGATGCAGGGCATCGCTGTCGTCATCGACCCGGACCGGCATCCAGGAAGCTGGTACCAAGAACTCCGCGAAGTAGTCGAAGGCTGCCTGCCCGAACTCCTCATCGCAGACATCACACCGGTAGATCACGCTCACGCTGCTTCCTCCAAAATCTTCTTCTTCCGGGTCTTCTTCACGTAGCCCTCACCCAGTGGTGGGACTACCTCCTTGTCGAACACCCCTGCGGTGTACAGCGCCTTGACAGTACCGATCAGCTGCTCTGCCGAGGTCTGATCGGGGTGGAAGGTTCTGACCCCGGAGATCTCGGTGCCGATCGCCTTGTCCGCGA